ATTGTTAAACAAGGTGAAATAGATGAAAATATTGCTGGTCTCGATAATACATCAAGAGAAATCATTGCAAGGTTAAACGATAGTGGACAGACGGAGAGACTAAACAGAGAACTTGAATCGAACGAAGCATTAGTTGGTTTAAAGGGTGCGGAAGCTCTAAAACAAATAGAAAAAGAATTATCAATGGCAGGTTTTAATGCTTTAGAACTACAAGAGTTGAAAGATAAAGGTATTTTTGAGCAAATTGGAGAGCAAGGGCGTGTTGATGGTGAACTTTTAGAAAAAGGCGGAATTGAAGACCGTAAATTACAGGAGTTAGTTGATTCTGGAGCTTTGATCAGACTTAATGCCGAGCTGCGTAATAAAAGTGAAATTCAAGGAATGGTTGGTGATCAGGCAATGGCACAACTTAAAGAAGAATTACGTGGTGTTGGAATTAACGAACAAACACTACAAGGTTTAAAAACTAGTGGTGCTCTAGCGCAAATTATTGAGCAGGGAAATGTTGATGATAAACTTCTGAAAACAGGAGGAGTGGAAGATCGCTTACTTCAAGGATTAGTAGATTCCGGAGCATTAGAACGTTTAAAAGCTGAAATTGACAGTAACGAAATCATTCAGGATATGAAGGGTCGCCAGGCCTTAGAACAAATTGAAACTGAATTATATAATATTGGCGTCAATGACCAAACTTTAGAACTGTTAAAGCAAAAAGGTGTGCTAGATCAAATTTCAAGACAAGGCATGGTAGATGAAAATTTACTACGTCAAACAGGGCTTAATGAAAAAGCCTTACAAAGGCTTGTAGGCAATCAGCAATTTGCACAGTTACAAGCAAATATTAATAGTAATGAAAAAATTCAGAGCATGACCGATGTCGCTGAAATGACACGACTAAAAGAATCAGGACAGCAAAATCTTCAGCAAATTAGTGCTCAAGGTGATGTTGAGATTGATAAAATTGGTGCAGAAGGCGATGTTCAATTAGATATCTTAGATGCCCAAGGCAGGATTGATATTGACAAGATTGAACTTGAACTAAGGAAATCAGGTGTCAATGACCGACAGTTAGAGAGATTAAGAAATAAGGGTATATTAGAGCAGATCAGAAGTCAAGGTGATGTTGATATTGATAAAATTACACAGGAGTTAGAGCTATCTGGCATTAATGAGCAGACGTTAGCAAATATAAATAATTCAGGAGTACTTCAGCAAATCAAAGCGCAGCAAAAAGCAGATATAGCTGTACAAAAACTTGTTGGTGGGCAATCTGTTGAGCAAATTCAAGAACAGGGTAAAGTTGATGTTTCAAAAATTGGTGCAACTAGTGTTGCTGATCAAGCTCGTATTATTACACAGTCTGAAGCTGATGAACGTTTAATTAAAGCGCAAAACCTTGCTGATACTACGTTAGAAAATATTAAGTCAACCAACCGTCAATCTGAGACCTCATTAGCAGGTGATATTGAATCACGTCAAATTCAAGAAAAAGGAGACGTTGAGGAAAGTAGAATTAGTGCTCAAGGATTAGTAGACAAGACGCTTCAAGGAATGGTTGGTAATCAGGCTGTTGAGCAGATTGGTGCTCAAGGTGACCAAGACGTTAGAAAGACTAAGGTTGCAGGAGATGATACCCGTAAAACATTAGAATTAGAGAATAAACTGAAATCCAAAGATAGAGCTAATCAAAGTAGTTACGCTCGTAACTTAGCGGGGATGATGTAATGGTTGACAGCAAGAAAGCAAGTAAAGTCTATCTGACAATTGTCGATCAGTGGCTTGATACATTACCAGCTGCAGATAGTGAGGATTTTAAAGACTTTGCAGATGTAACTCCATCAATTATTGAGATCTGGGTATTTGCTGGAATACTGGGATACAGCGGTACTTTTAATGACCTACATCGTTGGGTCAAGATGAAATATAAAAAGCTCAATCGACGTGAGATTTTAAATAGTGAAATTGCTGCACTGCACTCTGATATTCAAGAGCTACGTATGGCAATTACCTCTGGTGAAATCAAAGGAGACCATGGAGCTGCAAGGCTAGCCGCACTTGAAAAAGAGCTTAGGTCACATATTGAAGCAAGCGAGAGAATAAACCGCAGTACTGATAAGCGTGGACTAATTCTCGCTGGCGCAGACCGTGTCTTCCGTGAATTTACCAGTATTTTTAAAGATGACCCACAATTTGCTGAACCTATCGAAAATGCTATTGATGCAGTATGGGCAAAGCTTTCTAGTGAGTTGAGCAATGGATAGAACGATTGATTCAATTTATAAATCCTTAGAAGAAGGAGTTGAGCTTCCTAATATCAAGGGAGTAGATGTTCAATATCTAGATGCTTTACTTAGAGCCAGGTCAGCACTGCCAAGAGTTCTAAGTATTGACAGTGATAAACTGCGTGGGTTTAATTCAAAAGAAATTGATGCAGCAAAATACGCTCAAGAGCTAGGTCTTGCATTTGCTGATAATCGTGCAAACTTAAACCGCTCTGAATTAATTGCAAGAAAAAAGTCGTTAGCTATTGATCGATATTTTAAAGCGTTAGAAACTCAATATAGAAATAGGCTGGCTTTATTAAGTCGCTCCAATCAACGTAATAAAAACTTGTTTATGCGTAGGTTTGCTGGTGAATTACTTGGAGTGAGCTCTGAATTATACAAGATCATTAGATAAAATAGAAATATAAAGAAGACAATTTGTATGGCAATTGCAAGCGCGGCATTAGCGTATAGAAGAAACGCTTTGATGTCGGCTAATAAAGTAACGACTAAAGCACCATCAGCGGACGTCTTAGCAGCTAGAGAAAACTTTGCAGCATTCTGCACTGTTATGGGCAAACCTCCAGCCAAACACATGTTGGAATGGCATAACGAGCTTTGTACTGGAGTAGATACCGAGTGCTTGTTAGGCGTAGGCGGGCCTAATACAGCCATTCTTGCCCCTAGAGGCTCTGCAAAGAGCACCGTACTTGGTCTGTTTGCTGCATGGATGATTGGACGTCATGCTGCTGCTAAGCAGATGCTGCGAATACTTTATATTGCTTACATGGTAGATATTAGCCGAGCAAAATCTGCAACAATTAAAGGTGTACTCAATAGTGCCAAATACAGGGAAATTTTTCCCATGGTGAGGCTCTCAAAAATTAAAAGATCAGATGAGTATTGGAGTATTGATTATGAATTTGCAGGAATTGATACAGCAGGTGAAGAAGCATTTACCGTTGCGTGTGGAGGTCTCAAAGGAGCAATTACTTCTAAACGTTCCCAATTGGTGCTTATCGATGACCCTATTAAATCCGCTGCGTCCATCAATAACCCGGACATACGACGTGAGATGGAACAGACGTGGTCTAATGTCATTGCACCTACGATGTTCCAAGGTGCAAGGGCAATCTGTTTGGGAACGAGGTTCCATTTTGACGACATACACGCCACTTTATTTGTCCCCAAGAATAACTGGAAGCAAATCGTACAAAAAGCAGTCATAACCGACGAAGACGGCAGATCACGTTCTTATTGGCCTGAATTCTGGTCAATGAAATATCTTAAAGAAAGAAAGGCAGAAGATAGAATTGCCTTTGCTTATCAGTATTTAAATACGGCTGTACAGTCTTCTGATGTTGGGATATCACCAGAGTTAATTGTCAAAGGTGAAGTACCAGAAGACTATGACTGTATTGGCGTTGGTATTGACCTCAGTGCAGGTTTAGGAGAAAAGAATGATTGGACAGTATTTACATTAGCCGGGATTTACGAAGGTAAGATTTATCTTATTGACCAAAGACGTTGTAGGTCAATGGGTAATCTTGATAAGATGGACACATTATGTGAGATGCTGGCTGATTGGAATATTTTACTTGAGAATGATGATGGTAAATATTTTGCAACTACTTCCCCTTGTATTATTTGGCCTGAAGCAATTGCATATCAAACATCATTCGAAGGTGATTTTAAAAGAATAATGTTTGATGAGCGTTCATTGTTTAATTTAAGTATCTCACCTGTAAAAGGATTTAGAGGTGATAAGTTAGCAAGATTGAGGGGTGTTTTAGGTTTATACGAACACAAAAAGGTAGTTTGGAACAAATGGCGTAAATGGGATGTATTAGAGGAAGAGCTTCTTAATTTTGGACATGCATCTCACGATGATGCTGTTGATTCAATGGTATTAACAATTGGTGGATTACTGAGAAGAGGTAGTTTGCAGATTGACTACAATAGTGACAGTTAAAGTATTTATTAGCAGTAATGGCGTTAACAGATAAAAAATGGGGAGAGCTAACCGATGCTCAAAAGGCTAGATTTGGCTCTAAGCGGGATTTTAATGCAAAGAAAGCTAAAAGAAGTGCTAAAGCTATGTCTGATAATAATTCAGATGTAGAAGAATCATTTAAACAAAGTCCGTCGAAACCATCCAATAAAGCTAACAAACCTAATTCATCAAAGAAAAATAATAATAACTCTTATTTTTCAGACACTAAAGGCAAACCTGCCCCAGCGCCTTCGCCTGCTCCTCCACCAGCAAAGCCTCAAAATTCTTCAAAAGCTGTACAGAAAGCACAAGACAAAAAAGCCCAAGTTGAAAAAGGCTCTGAAGAAGCAAAGAACTTAAAGAAAGAGATAAGAAATAAGAAAGATAATCAAATTGACAAAGCTGAAGTTAGAGAGATGATTAACGAGCATGGTGCTCAAAAAGCTAATGACATGCTCAAACAAAAAAATCTTAAAGGTGGTGCACAGAATTTTTTAAATAAACAATTAGATAAATTAGGATCTACCGAAAGAACTCCTGTTACTGATCCAGACCCCGCGCCTACAGCCCCTACACCTACAGCACCTACTCCAGCACCAGATTCAAGCGGAGGAGTCCTAGACGCACCTCCAGCAAGAACACCAGAACCTTCACCAACAATAACTCTGGGTGGAGGAATGATGGGAGATGATGATTATTACTCCACTCCACAACCAACGCCTGCTCCACCAACCTCACCCGCGCCTACTCCAACACCTAAGTCTAATCCTGACGTCACTCAACCTTATGTAAGTGATAGTAATAGTACTGTTGTCAATGACAATAGTTATATAGATAGGAGTAGAGATAGTTCTTCAAACAATACTAATCGCATCGAAGGTGATGTAAGTGGCAGATTTATTGGCGGAAATTTAGATGAAAGTACAACATATAATGGTGGCACTAGAGGCGGTACTTATAGCCAGCAATACACACCAATGAGTACGCAAGGTTCCAATCCCTATTCATTTGGAAGCTATGGCGGGTATGGCGGTACTACTTCTAACAGCAATAATACAAATATTACTGATACTAGTTATACAGATAGTAGCAGAGTTAGTACATCAAAGAACACTACTACGATTGGAGGAAACGTCTTCGGTAATTTTGTGGCCGGTAATCAAGACATGAGCTTAACTATTAATGATGGCGGTAATGGTAATGGTATGGCTGCATCTACTGCTAATTTTCAGCAAATGAATCAGCTTGGTCATAGCAGACGGAATGAAAATTTTAATCCATTAGGTTCTTCTCTTGCAAATCACTACGGAGCAATGCAAAGTCGTGGACAAGGGAACGGAATAGGTGCTGAATTGGACGGAATGAATCAGAAAAAACTTGATGCAATAAATGGTTTACGAGATAGAGGTTTAAAGAGTACGGACAAATTTTATGGTGCTACCGATCACCAAAACTTCGGCTCAGGATATGCTCCAAATTACGAAAGACCAGAATCAGAATTATTCTATAAATTATATGGTGATAAATTAAATGAGAAAGAGGAAGATAAGGACAAATAATTTCCTATACTTAGGTAAAGAGTAGTAGATATGGCAAATCCAACAAATAATACACAATTTACTGAAATACTAAATGCTGCAAAAGAGCGTCGTGGTGACCTTTCAGTAGACACCATGATTGTTGCTTCGCATCTATCACAGATGCGAACATTTATTTTGAGAAGAGGTATTGAGTTCTACTGTGAGCAGGATTCATACGGAAAGCGTAGAGATTTCTTGCATAAGATCTATGAAGATAATATGCTTGAAATGAAATTAGATAGTGTTGTTGATTATTTCTTGTGTGATGGTCAAGGCCTATTTTATTTCCGTCCATCTGGCGAGTCCTATCAAATACTATATTTCCCCAAAGATAGTTACAGATGCTTTAGAGACCAAGAAGGGGAAATAGAAAGTGTTGTGCTTATTTACAGCTTCAGTGTACGAGAGCCCAATATTATGGACACAATGAGTGTTCCAGACGCCAGAGGTGGTCGTAAGAAATATATTCGTTTAAAGGTATTCAAAGACAAAATTGAGCAATACATTTCTAATGAAAAGATTGAATTTGATGATATCAATACAGGTTTGCCCAATTTGTCACAGCCGGGCAATACAGAAGTATTGACGAATAGTCTTGGATTTATTCCAGCTGTTGAGGTGTTTAATCATTTGGATTGCACAGGGCAAGCTACTGGTCGAGGTGAGTTTGACTGGATTAGCAATCAAATCATGTATCACGATGACTTGGTGCGCAACATCCGAAAGAACATGAAGTTCTTTGGTAATCCAACGCTTGTATCTAGTAGACCAAAACACGACATTTTAGAAAGTGGGGAAGAACAACCATTCCGTCCAACTATCAGTTCACAGGCTGGTTTCTTTACGCCTGATCGGGGCAATAGTCGAATGGGTGCACCTTTTGGTGGGGTATCACCATTAGATGGTCAAATTAAAGTTCCTAGAGTTATTGCTAATTTGGAGCCAACCGACCGTGTTTCTTACATGACACCTGATAGTGTTTCAGGTGATCAAAACATGTACGTCAAACAGTATAGATCTGAAATTCGCCTTGCTTTAGGCGGTGTTGATGATATTGATTTTAATTTAGCTTCCACCGCATATGAAATTAAAACACTATATGGCAGAGTAGCTGCAACAGCTGAAAAGAAAGCCAGGGCCTTATTTACCTTTGGCCTATGCAGGTTGCTTTCAAAAATGATTGCACATGAAGAAACATTGTTTGAAGATTCTTTCGCTAAAGCAATCGGACTTGAAAAGCCACAAATACCATTGCAAGAGGAGTTTCAAAATGAAGAAGAGTATATTCGTGCAGCTAATGAATATACAGTTGCTAAAGCAGAATTTTTAGATAAAAGGGATAATGAGTTTCGTGCTAGGATGGAGTCAGGAGAATTACCTCCAGGCACAGTTGGTCTTATTCCTGATGGAAGCATCAAAGTTGCTTGGCGATGGATGGGAGATGTCTTTGAAGATGATTCACAAGATATCTTGAATAACAGTATTGTTGTTCGAAATCTACAAGAACTTGGTGTTGATTCTATTGAAGCTCTTAAATATCTATTCCCAAGCAAAACAGATGATGAAAGGGCAGGGATGCTAAGCGGCTTCCCATTCAGAATGGTCAACGAAACCCAAAAGTCTTTTAATTCATTTATTGGACTTCTCGGAAGTCTATATCAATTACCACACCCGCAAGTTCCAAATTTACCACTTGCATCCGATCCGAATCTAGATATTACCGGATTCTTATATCGATCACTCGAATTTTTACGTAAGGAGTTAAGTTACAGTGGAAGGTACAAACCAACAGACAGCAGCAGCTATCCCGACAAGCTCAGCGAATCCGACAAGCGTCGCTCCGAACTTGGCATCGACCCCCGCGATCAGCGCACCGTCAACATTCCAGGCATCAACGGTCCAGCCACCAGCTTCGCCCCAGGTTCCAACTTATCAGCCAACAGCGGCCCAGCCGGCTTCGGCTCCGGTAGCGGATCCATGGCAAACAGCGTTCCAGGCGCTCAGCGCAAGCGTGAATCAGAGCAACCAATACCAGGCCCCGGCACAGTACTCGGCGTATCAGACCCCAACACCACAGGCACCTTCCCAGGCAGCTTGGGTTTCACCCCAGGCAACACTGCCCCAGGCGCAGCCGATTTACTCAGCCCAAGTTTCAACCCCGGCTTATACGGCCCAGCAGGTGCAGCAACTTCTGGACCAGCAGCAGGCCCAAATCGCCCAACCCCTCCAGACCCAAGAGCAAGACGTCGCCGTACGTGATGGCTATTTGAGCCAGATTTCAGATGAAAGCCTTGAAGTTCTTGAGCACTTCGGTGCTGAAGCTCCTGCCATGCTGAATACTTATGCTTGTGCAGTTGAAGATGCTCTGATTGAACAGGTGCGTCGCGGACAAGCACTGCATAAAGTTCTTAATGCAGCTGGTGAAGAACGTGCTGCGATGAACATTCTTTTGACGAACCCTGATTATCTTGCTGATTACGTCAATGAGTTCTTCGGTCCTGAAGGTCCTTACCCGACTGAAACACTTGAAGAAACTGCAGAACGCGAACAGTTAGAAGCCCGCGAACAGTTTGAAGCTGAAATTCAAGCTCAAGAGCAGCGTGGCGTCCCCACTAACTTCCAGCGTCCAACAATGGACATGCCTACGCCTAATCAGGCTCAAGGCAATGCGGCAGCTAACTGGTGGGGTGACTTCAGTGAGTTGATGGATACTAATCCTGAGCAAGCGTGGCAGTACCTCGCACAGGCCCCTAATGGTGCTCTGCAGACCAAGATGCTTGTTCAAGATCTCTGAGGGTAGTCATGAAATTTCCGCAGCCCATTCAACAGGCTCCGGTTGAGGTTCCGGGTTCATACAACATGGGTATGAACTCGGGCGTCATGCCAGGTCCTCAAATGATGCATGACCCTGTTAGTAATCCAGATATGAATCCTCAAGCTGCAATGCGTTTGCAGCAGCAGGCATCTGATATGGCTTCAAAAGTTGCACCACAGAATAGTGGTATGCAAGCTCAGATGGAAAGGATGCAAGATGTTGCTGTTATAGAGCAATCAAATGCAGAAGCTAAAGCCGCTGAGCTGCTTAGGCGTACAGAAGATATGATTATTGCTGACAATCCTGAATTAATTCCAAGTCAAGGTGAATATCTTGCTGCAGTTGGTGCTCCTGGAAGTGATGAGTACAATGAAATCATGCGTTCGATTACTAGAATAGCCTAAGCTAAGTCTAAATCAATAGAATATTAAATTCACTACAATTGTATTAGTAGTGTAAATAGTGCCGTGAGAGTAGCAGGACAGGAAGCAAATGATCCTGAGGTTTTTCAGGCAATCTGGAAACACTTAAAGACTGACGGTGTGCCTGATCAAGCTGCTAATCAAATGGCAGCTGAGATGGTTACACATGGTGAAGACTTTGAAAGTTCAATTGAACTATTTGAGCGGTATTTCTCAATGTACAAAGAGAAAGGATATAACGAACATGCTGCACAAGCTATGGCAGTAGAGGCGATGGAAGGACGAGAAGAACCACCTAAATTAAACACAAGATTTGCTGGGATATATGAGTCATAAAAAGCTCAAAATATAGAAGTATTAATTTATAAAATAATGTACGAAAATCTAATAGAACCTTGGGCAGAAGTTGCTTGTCTTCCAATGATGGATGATGGTCAGATTACTTGGTATGCAGGTAATGGCGCATTTCCTATGCAAAGAGCTATCAATAAACTAACCAAGAAAGTCGATTTAGTTTTCGTACGTGTTGATAATGAAGCTGATGCTGAAATTATTTTAACGAAGAAACGGAAATTAGATGATCCTTCATGGTTAGGAGTTGCACGTTGGGGTGAAGCTACGGGATATAAATGGGAGTTAGAAGTTTTAAGAGGCAAAGAGTATCGATCAACTGTTACCCATGAATTAGGGCATGCTTTGGGCTTAGGTCATCCTGAAGACCATTATGAAAATACAGATACTATTATGTCCTATGCGAGATATAGAAAAAACTGGAGATTTAGAAAACAAGATATTGTAAATATTGAAGAAATTTATTTTCCTGAAAACTATAATATAGTCACTCGTCCATTTGATGTATTTGACAACGATACGCTTCCAAACATTAATCATATTACACCTAAAAAATTCAAAAAAAATGTAAGATTCAATGAGCATAAACATGCTGTTCATGAGCTTGATTATTTGACAGGATTAACAATTACCTCTACAATGTAAAGGTATAGAGTAAACAGCAGATATGCCAAAACCTAATATTAGTGGGGACAATGTTCGTTCTTATTTGAGGGACATTGGTAGAATCCCATTGCTTGAGCATGACGAAGAAATTATGCTTGGACGTCAAGTTCAGCGCTTGATGGAAATAGAAGATAAGCGTAAAGAACTAGCAGAGCAGCACAGTCGTAAGATTGATGATACAGAATTGGCTGAACATTTTGAGTACGACAGAAAATCATTGATTAGAGAGATTCGTGCTGGACAGAAAGCCAAAAACAAGATGGTTACAGCTAACTTGCGTCTAGTTGTTAGTGTTGCCAAAAAATATACCAAAAGAAATATGGAACTACTTGATATTATTCAAGAAGGCACTATCGGACTAGTACGTGGTGTAGAAAAATTTGACCCAGGTCGTGGTTATAAATTTAGTACATATGCTTACTGGTGGATCAGACAGGGCATTACACGAGCTATTGCTGAGAAAAGTAGAGCTATCCGTCTGCCAATACACGTCACTGAAAATCTCAACAAACTTAAGAAAGCCCAGCGTGACTTGGCTCAATACAATGGCGATATGCCATCACTTGAGCAGCTTTCACGAGAGCTTGACTTAAGCATTGATGAGGTCAAAGATCTGATGTGTAAGGCGAGACTTCCAACGTCACTAGAGATTCGTGTGGGAGAAAACAGAGATACCTGCCTCATTGATTTGCTTGAAGATGAAAACTCATTACCAGATAAGCTACTGACTTCGGCGTTTATTAAAGAAGACATTCAAAATTTAATTAATGAACTTCCTGAAATGCAAGCATCAGTAATCCGTATGAGATATGGTATTGGGGATGAGGTAAGAGAACCTATGTCTATGACAGCAATTGGTCAAATTTTAAACATGAGCAGAGACCGAGTTCGAACATTAGAAATAAAAGCACTAAAAGCTCTTAAAGATCGCAGCGATATGGTGAGTGAATACCTTTAAAATGTAAGTATGTGTAATAGTAGCTGGCATGGATGTTACCCAGCAGATCAATAATTATAAAAATGGATTTAGTACATTTACAAATCCATCTTTTGCAGCAGCAACAAAATCGTTAAATGCGGCACAAGGGCCATCAATCGATCGACCAATAGTCGAGCGTATTACAGCAATGCCATTGTCTTTAGGGTACAAAGATGCCGTTGGATTATTTGGTAGTGAAAATAAGTTTATTAAGTTAGATATTAATATACAGAACACGTTATTCCATATGTTCAGCGGTGAATACAAGCAAGCTGATGGTTATTTTATTTATAACATTACAAGACAAACACAGGAATATGAGCACTATGAAGAAGCTCTAGATACATCAACTATTAACGAAGAATCTATAGTTAATGGCTATAGGCATGCAGACTACAATACTAAATTAGAAAACAATGAAGGTATCATGCTTAGTGTTGAGTTAATCAACAATAAAACAGGTAATAAATATAATGACAACTGGTTAGATGTTGTTTTATATAGTTCAAGTAAACAAGCGCTGCCTTCTAATACTGTCTATGTAAAACCACAAGATACCTTGTATATTGGACTTCATGCTAGAAATACAAGGAGATTACCTTATAACATCAAAGTTAATATTGCAGAAACACTTATTAGCACTGTAGATGTAATTAATCAAAAGCTATTAGTCAACAGCTAATACAACAGAAGGGTAGCTTGCAGCATCAGGAGGAAGTACTTTCATAACTTGACCTTTAGAGATATGAGAAAACACATATTCTTCAATGATGTTGTTGTCGAGATCATAAATTGCAATGCGATCAACATTCCTATAGTTAGGACCAAATCGCCATCGTTTGTTGCCATCAAAGATAATATCTAATCTAGTATCTGGTTTTGACGGTATTACAGCGTAAACATCTCCATCGACTCGATTTACACGCAATCGAGTGCAATCAACATACTTAGTCTTAACACTTGAGTCACTCCACCACCTGCGAAAAGAATGTTGATCTTTACCACGCTTAGGAGTATCAATTGTAAAACACTTATCTGTTTGATGAGATAAACGTTTAGTGCCCACCAATCTCACCTTACTGGTCATAACTATCTGTTTATTCTTTCAACATTCTAAGATATTTAGTTAATTCTTTTGTCCCATTGAAGGTTCAATACCGAACAGTTTGTTTTATCACCATCTATGTGTTTTACAAATGAGCATCCTTTTTTTCGTCCTGGAGGAGTCTGAGGTAACGGCAGAAAAGCTAAGGCTACAAGAGTGTGTACGTTAACGGTAATCGTTTGTTTTCTTCCTATTCTTTGAGTCAAGTTCACTCGTGGGTAGCCATTACGGCTTATACTTTGTTTAAGTAAACGTTCAATGCAGCCTTTTGTAGATTTAACTTCTCCGTGATCATTGACATAATATTCAATACAGCATTCAAATCCATCGAGTGTATGAACGGGAGTCCATAAATTATTATCGATAAAATCCATATATCACAAATACTTGGGGTACATTAAAATTATAAGCATTAATCTAAGTAGTATTTATATATGTGACTAAGTCGAGGTCACTTATAACCATTTAGCTTATTGGAGTTAATCCCTATGTGGATTGATAATGATTTTCCTAAGCTTCTTGGTGCCGAACTTTATCGCCCCCACCCGGCCTACATCATTGAGATGACAGTCGAGCCAGTGGTGGTGCATGATTTCTCCAAGCAGCCCGGTCAAACGGTGCAACTGGATAGATACCGCTTTTGGGGTAAGCCTGGCACTAAGGAGTCCCGTGAGCGGACAGCTGACCAGACACTGGGTACAGCATCTGCACGCAACATTGTGAAAGACAAGGTCCTTGTGACACTGAAAGAGTACACAGGTCCTGCTGATACTCGCGATGCAACTCAGCCTTCAACTTTTAAAGTCGCTCGTGAAACCCTGATCACAGCTCAGCGTCTGCTGCTGGATACAGGCAACCTGAACGTCTTCCACCAGTCCATCGGTTCACTGACACTGCTGGATGACTACCGCCGCTGGCGTGACCGTGTCTTTGCTAACGAACTGCTGAAAGCAGAAGCAAAAGGTCAAGCCACAGATGAATCCGGTGGTTACTATCTGCCAGGTGCTAAGGCCAAAGGTGGCAACCCTGGTAAAGGTACAGACGGCGTTGAATATGATGCTGGCGAATCCGCTAAGTTTGACGTAACAACTGACTTGCTGGAAGTTGTCAAAGATATGCGTAAGCGCAACGTGCCTACGTTTGCTGACGGCTACTACCGCTGCATTGTTGACCCCACTGCACTGATGCATCTGCGTCAGAACTCTGACTTTAGAGAAATTGCACGTTATCCGGGTCAAGGCATGATTAACCCCATGCAGCCCAACATGGCTCCTAACGCAAGTTTCTACCAAGGTATGGGACCTGCTTATGGTCAAGCTGGTTTCGTTGCAGGTCAACCCGTGATGCCTACTGGCTTCCTGTTTGAAGGTGTCCGTTGGTTTGAATCAACAAACCTGCCCGAGACAAAGTACAACATTGTGATTAACGATTCTGACAGCACTTCAAGCGCTGCTGACTTTGGTGCATCACAGCTGATCTTCTTTGGTCCTCAGGCTATCGGTGTTGGCATTGGCGGTAATAACGCTCAAATCCTGTTGAACAATAACGATGACTTCAGTCGTTTCATCATCATGATCTGGTCGTTGTTTGCTGGTTTTGAAGTTCTCAACCAAGACTTCATCACCGTCGGTTACTCTTTCGTATATTGATAGGAGGTAACTAACAATGTCTAATTCCTATTTCAACAACAACGTTATCTTCCCCGGTAACCAAGTTACACATCTGAATGCATATCGTAACCAAGGCGTTCAAGCTATTCCTGGCGTGAACTTCTTCCGTATGGTCGGTGCAATTTGTGTTGATAGCATCCTGACTTCAGGTACTCACGGCGCTAAAATTTTGTCTCCTGACCAGCGTCAAGATGACAAGCCTCGTTTAGATCGTGCAATGACTGTCCCTGCAGGTGCAACCATTTATCGCACTGCAATTAGCTGCGAAAACCTCAGCACAGCTGCTGCTGGTACTGTTGCATTCCCTGCAGCTGTGGCTACAGGCGTAACACTTACAGCTGGTGCTGACGGTAAATTCTCCGAATACGGTACAGCTTTTGCTTATGACCCCTCTACAGCTCGCTCACCTGAAGGTAGCGACCGTAGCATTGAAGTGGAACTGAGCAATGACTTAACTGTCGTTGACAGCAACTCACAAGCTGCTGTGCTCGTTGAAGTCTGCTTCTACATGGACGCACATGCTCCTTGCACAGAAGATGTTCATCTTCCTTATAAGACAGAAGCAGGTCAAGGTTATTGATCTTTGCTCTATAGCACTAAAGCGTCCTTATTGGGCGCTTTTTTTGTGTCTATAATGAAGTGAAGGTAGTATATAAGTTATGTCAAATCTATTTCAAGATTCAAAAACAGGTGCGTTAGTCGAATTTATTACTAAGCATGATAATGAATTTGCAATGGTTCGCCAGGCAAATGGCGGCATCACGTACGTGACGTTAGATCAGTTAGTTCCTTATGATACTAAGAAAGGTCGTCTTGCAAAAGTAGAAGCACCGCAGATTGCGGTAACAAAAGAGGAGAATCTGCCTGACCGTGTCGTGCCTCTTGAAGACACACGTTTGAATCTGAATGCAGCAGAGGC